AAGTTTTGATACTCTTACCAAACACTCTTCTTTATTTCCATCTTGCTCGTAGTTGTTCAAACGACTTGCGATAATATCAGCAACTTCAACAAAGTCGTTTTCATCAAACCCTCTAGTAGTAAGAGCAGCAGTGCCTAAACGTAATCCACTGGTAACAAAGGGAGACTCTGGATCAAAAGGAACTGTATTTTTATTTGCAGTGATATTAATTTCACTCACAAGTTGATCAGCAAACTTACCTGTGATTCCTAGACTTCTCAAATCAAGTAAAACAATATGATTATCTGTTCCGTCAGACACAATATTGATACCATTTTCAATTAATCTACGACCAAGAGATTTTGCATTAGCAACAACTTGAAGACAATATTCTCTGAACTCTGGTTTAAGTGCCTCACCAAATGCAACTGCTTTTGCAGCAATCACATGTTCCAATGGACCACCCTGAGTCCCTGGAAATACTGCCTTGTCTAACCTCTTACCCATCTCCACATCATTAGACATAATCAACCCACCTCTAGGACCTCTCAGAGTCTTATGAGTTGTTGTGGTAACTACATCTGCATATGGAAGTGGTGATGGATGAACACCCGAAGCAACCAATCCTGCAATGTGTGCAATGTCCGCTAATAGATATGATCCAACTTCATCAGCAATATTTCTAAACTTACTAAAATCAATTGTTCTAGTGTATGCAGAAAATCCACAGATAATAAGTTGTGGTTTACATTCTTTTGCAAGTTCTAATATTCTATCGTAATCCAGTCTACCAGTCTCATCAACTTCATAGTGGCAAACATTGAACCACTTACCAGACATATTAACTTTTGATCCGTGAGATAGATGACCTCCATGGGATAGATCAAGAGATAGAACAGTATCTCCTGGTTTCAAAAGAGCAAGGAATACAGCAGCATTTGCTTGTGCTCCACTATGAGGTTGGACATTTGCCCACTCTGCATTGAATAGTTTTTTTACTCTTTCTCTTGCTAGATCCTCAATCTGGTCAACCCATTCGCATCCACCATAATATCTTTTACCAGGCAATCCTTCTGCATACTTATTAGTAAGAATTGAACCCTGGGCTTCCATCACATCAAGAGACGTAAAGTTCTCACTAGCAATCATCTCTAAATGATTCTGTTGTCTCTCTAGTTCTTTTTGAATGAATCCCTGAACTAATGAATCGTTGACTTGTAAACTCATAATAATCTCCAAAAAAATAGAGGACTTACTGGATTTTGCCAGTTGTCCTCTGCGACGACGATATTCAATTTTATTTAGTATTTATTTTTTAGGGGTGAGTGCAAATGCTCCACTCATTACTACGCCAAAAATGGCAAGAGTTGCTAAGATTTCCATATACTAAGAAACAAATGTAGTAATGGGAACTCCAATAAAAATAGTCATTAGAGTGCCCGCTGCTAAAGCAGTGGTGGTGAAGTTCATTGATGCCTCCTAATTCATTACAAAATTATTTAGAAAAAGTGTATCATAGTGATACACTTTTGTATCAACCGTAGCAAAAATTAGTCAGGACATCAAAACCAATCCTTTCTTTGATGGTGTTCTGGGACTACTTTACTTAACTCAACTGCTAGTAACCCATTCTCAAAAGTAACTGATCTAACTTCCGTTTCATCACCGAGTGACCAAGATCTGGTGAAAGATCTCTGAGCCATTCCTCTGTGGTGGTATGTTGGTTCTTCTTTTGGTTCTTCTTTTGTTCCTTCGACAAATAGTTTTCCGTCTTGTGTGTAAACATTTAATTCTTTTTGTTTGAATCCAGCAAGTGCTAATTCAAGTCTTGATTCCGTGCTACTGACTTGGACTAGATTGTATGGAGGATAATTCCCTTGCGTTTCATTGACGTGAGAGAGTCTGTCAAATATATCATCCATACCGATGCTATACTTATTTATACGGTCTACCAAAGAATTTAAATCGGCAGAATGAAACTTCTGAATGTTGACCATTGTACTTCTCCTTTTAAAGCGAGATTAGATTGTGTGATCCCCGAAGGCAATCGTTTGCGTCAAAGGGGGACATAAAATCCCTTTCCCCTGACATCTATATTTAAGCACAAAACATAAAAAAAGGGGATGTGGAATCCCCTATATTTTTATTCGGTTGTTTCTACTTTCTTCTTCTTACCAATATTATACTTGGTCTCAAGCACCCACTCGTGCTTTTCCTTATACGCCAGCACCTTGATTTGATTCAAGGGTGCAATGTCTGTAACCTTCTCTGGTTCAATAACACTAACCAGACCCCAGTCACAAAGCAGTTGAATAATTCTGTTGCGTCTCTGGACATCATTCACTGTTAGGTTCGCGTGCTTACCATCCAAGGCAAACAGTTCCTTAAAGTGAACAATATAATACCGTCCCTGCTTATGCAGAATGTGGCAGGACTGATAAATCTTTTTCTCTTTACGGGATGCAACCCCGATACGTGTCAGAGTCTCACGAACCTTTAGAAAATCATCTGGTTCATTCAACGTAACTTCAATCATTTGGTCCGCTGACCAGCGAACTTCAGGTTCTTGAATCATCTTTTTCCTCCAGTCTCAAATTTAGATTTAATGAATGACAATTGTTGTTTGGTAAGAATGCTCAGAGCCTGTTTTGCTTTTTCGTTACTATATCCATAATAACGTTTGACATAATCTAAATCTCTGATCTCGTCCTTTCGGAGCCACGGAGAGAATCTTTTCCGTTTCCTCACACTATTTAGCATGAACGAATATTGGAGGTTGGGATCTAAGTGTGAGTTTAGATTCATTTCATTCGCATACAGAACCGTGTCCAGTTGACCGGACATACAGCGATTCACAATGTATGCTGGATACTTTGCATCAGGATCTTCTAGGCGAAGATCTTTCTTGTTAATGTTGATGGAATTCAACCAGTCTTTTAGTTCCAATGTCGGATCACTCCTGCAATAATAAAACAATTAGTAATGAGATAAGAAATGAATATAGCAGTCCGTACCATAACCACGTAGTTATCATACCGGTTAGTTTTATCATCGGAAAAACTACCTAGACTATATTTCCAAATACGTCCCAATTTCTTCATCCGTCCTTAGTCTTGTTCCTGATAATAATTTGATCGTTCTTATAATCTGCTACAAACTCAAGAACATCTTCATGGTCCCAAAGCAACTCCTCATAGAGTGCATTGAGTTTTCCCATATCCTCATATAACTGATTGGGGTTTGTCATAATTAAAAAGTAAAAGTTCCTTTCGTTCTTTTTGGTCGCGCATATATTCACCAACAGACCTCATTGTATATGTAAGATCAAACTCTCCTACTTCCCACCCTTGGAACCTTTCTTTGACCAGTTGAGACGAATTGTAAGATATGAGTTGAGGACCAACAAACCTATCACAATCGGCAGCAAAATCGTCGTGGTTGAATCCGTTATGCATACTCCCCTTCCTTCCATAAAGGTTATCTCGTATGTCGTATGGGGGGTCAAGGTAGGTGAAACAAGACTTGGTGTCTGTAAGGAGTTTTTCATAACTGAGGTTAGTAATTTTCCAATTTTTGATTAGTTGAGAGTATCCTGGAAGTTTCTCAATTCCTCGCATTGAAAAGTTAGAGACACTTGCTTGTTTGCTGAAGGAGGACGACTCGGTGAGACCAGAAAAAGAGCACTTATTAACAATATAAAAAGCACCTGCGCGAGATAAATCCGATTCAGTATATTCATTTACAGTTTCCTTAGACTTTAAAAATAAATCCTTTGCGGATACAGGTTCAGGGTGTTGTGACTTCAGTTCACCAATTCTCTCGGCAAGATCAGCACCAGAATCTTGTAACACTCTCCAGAAATTATATAGAGGTTCATACAAGTCGTTGACCCAGATATCTAAATGAGGATACTTCTTGGTGACATGAATGGCGACACTACCGCCACCAAGAAATGGTTCATGATATTCTTTATATTCTCTCAGGTCAGGAAAATACACATCCATCTTTTGACAAGCACGAGACTTGCCGCCAGGATATCTCAAAGGTGTCTTATATGACTTCATCATAGAATGAGTTTCTTATCAGGTGTGGTGACTCCACCGAACATCTCACTATACTTGTTTTTTACAGTGGGGTCAACTGCTGCGATATAAACAATAAAGTTCTTTGAGACTTGAATCTCAGGTTCCATCTTGTCAACCACAGTTGCCCAAGGAATAAATCCAACACTTTGCTGTTGAGGAATACAGACTAGTCCATTCCTTACAGTAACACTTGCGGCGTTCTCTTCAACAATCTCAGCAACAATCTCTTCGCCAGTGCTGATGCGTAACAGTTTTACATTCATTTTAATTTACCTAATAATTTGTTTAACGAAATTCACATTCAACCATAATTTCAGTCATTGCCGCCAAGAGGTTGATTTCTTGGTCTGCAACAAATGCAGATTGATATTGATACTTAGCAACAATGAGCACAGCAGCAGCAATGCTAGGACCGTCCAGAACTTCATAAAGAGCATCGTAAGCACGACGCAATAATACGTTAGGATCATTGTCCAGGTTAGAAACGATCCACTTACGAACCTCTGTAAAGTTCTTTTCCTTGAGATTCTTGACCAGATCATTTACCGCGATATCCCCAAACGACGCAAGGATCCCCGAATCAATCTTTCCAGCCACGGAGTATCTCTGACATTCGTTAAGGACACGTCTCCAATCGGGGAAGTGCTTTCCGATGAGTTCAATGAGTACTTTGTTTTGATACTCGATGCCTTCGCCTGTGAGGATTTCTTGAAGTCTAAGGAAGAAACCGTTGGCAATTTTTGCTCGTTCTTTTCCTTTGATTCCGAACTCAACCACTGTGCAACGGGAATGAAGTGGTTCGAGGATTTTGTTTTTGTAGTTGCAGGTAAAGATGAATCTGCAGTTGCTAGCAAACTCCTCAATAAACGCCCGTAAGCAGAGTTGTACATCGTTGGAGGTGTTATCTGCCTCATCAATGATGATGACTTTGTGTTTTGCAGTTGCTTGAAGCGATACGGTCGAAGCGAAATTCTTCGCATTGTTTCGGACAGTATCCAAGAATCGTCCCTCATCGGACCCATTGATGACATAAAAATCTACTCCTAGTTCATTACACAATGCCTTTGCTACTGTAGTCTTACCAATTCCTGGAGGTCCCGCCAGTAGCATGTTTGGGATCTCACCCTTATTTAGAAAATCCTGGAACATTTTCTTTGTGTCTTCAGGAAGAATACATTCCTGAATAGTCTGTGGTCGGTATTTCTCGACCCAGATAAAGTTACTCATAATTAAATCCAATCAGGTTTACGATGGGGGAGACGAAGGTAATTATCGCACACCCAAGGTTTAGATGCAACATACATCTTATACTTTGTGTAAATATCAACTGTTGTATCGTACTTGAACTCATCTGGTCCAGCAAATACAAAAGGAGTGTGATCATCCCATTTCACATAAGGAATGATTTCATCAGCAGCAAGGAGAGTCTTGAAGCAAGTATGGCATTTACCATATCGATTAAAATACTCTTCACATAATGCAATACCATGAGCAAGCAACCATCTAGAGTTTTCTACAGTCTCGTTTGCCCACTTGGTGCAAGGATGATTACGAAACGCTCCCTTCTCTGTAGCATAAGGTGTACCATCTGCTTTAGGAAGAGTACCATAACCATGCCCCCACTTGCCTGAGGCAACGATAGAGAGCATCTGACAGGTCTCCAGGGGCATCTTGACAATGTGCTTGTCAGGTAGAACTTCTGCTGACTTACATGGACTTTCGTCAGTCACAAAGATGTTCATAATAAATGTGTTAGGGAAATCACTAGTAGGAATGATATCATAGTAACAACATCCCAAGATTTTGTCCGTATAAAGTAAGGAATCGATATACTATCTCCAAACATTTGGAGACCAACACCGACAGTTGTATTTACATGGAGAATAACAAAATAGGCAATGATCACTAGACCACTACCTATTATTCTCATAGGGACATCAGCCAAATGTTGAGTCGGGTTCAAGTGCGATAAAGTATGTCAGGTTAAAGTTAGTATTGACAAATCGTGCCAGAAGTTTCTGGGAGATAACAACCTCATAAGTTCCAGGGAGAATCTTGATGTTCTCAACCTTGAAGTTAAAATTAAACTCTTGATCAGTCAGACCAACGTTGATTGAGTATTCGTTAGAGGTGTCATTCTTCTTATCACGAACAACCAGTTTAACCACACCTGCTTCACCAACTGCTACCAGGTCTGGGAGTTGATAAACCGCAGACGCTTTCAGAAGCGACTGCAATTGGGTGCTATCAAGTTTAAAGCAAACGTCCTCTGTGGGTAGTGCAATCGACTTCTCAGGGGGAGAAACAATTACACTAGGGTCTGCAAAGAAATACTTGGTCTTGCGATCCTTACCTTCACGGATGGTCAGGTTTGACTCGTTAGGGAATTCAATAGAAGGGTTGTCGTGTAGAGTGACACCATTCAGGAACTGAACCAGGTCATAAATTGCAAAGTCACGGGGAATCTCTTCTTCAATCTCTGCCTCTGCCAGGATGTTCTTCATCACGGACATAGTGCGGAGAGTATTGCCCTTCTTGAATGCAATAGACTGATTGATAGAAGCAAAGTTCTTCAAAAGATTGACAGTTTTTTCAGACAGTTTCATAGGATTTCGGATTTTCATCACTGAGGGTAAGTTTCACGTTGAGCGTTCTTGTCGTTGAAATGCATCAGAAGTACAGCATAGTGTAGAATCTTCATAATGTCACGACGGGCAGTTCCTTTTTTGTC